AGCCATTACGCCTCTTTAACTTAACCTCAATCTCATGCTGTCTAACAATAGGCTTTGCACTTGAATCTGATAAGTCAATGTAGTAATCAAGTGTAATGTTACCATCCATCTCAACACTGTAAGGAATGCCCAGGAACAAACCATTATTTTGAATCCATGTTTTGATATATTGATTAGCCTCACGAGGCAGGATAAGAGTATCCACATTCAAACTCAATACATCTGGATTGCCTGTGAAGTCACTCACTACCCCAATTGAATCCCTGTTTCGTGGACTTACCTCAATGCCATTTAATAAGTGTCTCATGATCTTACTTTGAATCTGTTGTATATTGTCGTATTACCTTTGCGAGTGGACTGTACTATCTCCATTGCTGACTGTGTTATCTCTCCCAGTTGGATGTTGGTTTCTGGTTTCTGTTTGATTACTTCTTTTAAGTCTCTTAACTCATTAACCATTATAGCCAAATCCAATGAGCTATGAGCCACATCCTGACCAACTAATCGACCGTTTTGATACTCCATTGCAAGCCTTGTTAACTGCTCATTAGATAAGTTACCTATCTGGTCATTCAATGACTTAGGAATAACTCTCTCATGTGGATGTAATACAGCATGGAATCCTCCTTTACCATCTACTCCGCCACCTCTTCCAGTGTCTTCTGTTCCATCGTAGAACATTGGCAGTGAACTAATGAAAGCCTGCAATAAACTTGCATCCTTAATGGTATTCATTAGGGCTGTTTTAGGATCCTTTGCAGCGTGACTTGCATAGGTTTGGTAGATTGTATTAGCCAGCTCCATTCTTTGCTGTCTCTTTTGTTCTCTCTCCTTACGTCTATTGGACTCTGCAATGATACGCTCTTGTTCAGCCAGTGATTGCTGTGCATTGATGTTACCATTGGCTGCTAAATCTCGATAGAAATCTGCTTGCTTTTCAGCCGCTGCAATCTCTTTATCTATCAATGCAATTCTCTCATCTGATTGTTTCTTTAAATAATCAGTGGCTTTTTGTGCAAAATCTTGAGTAGTTTGCCATTTTTCTTCATTGAGTTTTTTATTATCCTCAATCTCTTTTTCTTTTTCCTCTTTACGTTTTGCTGCTTTCTCTGCCTCTCCCTGCATTAACAAATCATATTCCTCCTTTTGACCTTTTTTAAACATTGATGTATCAGGTTGAAGAGTTTTCATTCTCTCATCTGCAGATGTTTCATAGAGTTTTTTTCTATCTGCCTCAAAGCTCTCATCAATTTGCATTATCAATCTGTCATAATCCTTTTGACTTAATACACCCTCTTTTAATTGCTTTAATGCATCCTCCTTATCACGTTTTCTTTTTTCTTTTAATATTGCATACTCCTTATCAAATCCATCCTCCATGATACGCAATTTCTCATCCATTAATTGTCTATCAATGTTTATTTGTTCCTTTGCATTATTCTGTTCAGATTTTACTAATTCTTTGCCTGACTGAATATCCATTTCACGTAGTGCAAGTTTACTACCTGCCAATTCATTCTCAGATATTAATAATTTACTCTTTGCCTCATCAATTGATTTTGTTAATGCATTCTGGTCTGCTATTAAACCAATGGATGTAAACACACTTTTAAACGTACCCTCAACAGCCTCAACAGCTCCTATTGCAGATTTCTTAATATCTGCAGTATTGAATGTTATTAACTTACCTATTCCAACAGAATCTGCAATTGAGTTAACTTTGTCAATGAATAAGTCAATAGGCTTAGTTGCAAAGTCAAGTGCAACACCTATCAAGTATTTATACATTTTAAATTGGAAAAGCAAGGCATGCTCTCTCATTCTACTTGCTGCAATCTCTGCCTTTGTTGTTGCCTCAAGTCCTAAAAGATTTGCTTTATTAGCTTTAACAACATTCTCTTGAAGTACTATTTTTCCCTTTAATATTTCTTTATCAGTCTTCCCCTGGAGCTTTAATATATTTTCTTGATTTTCATAATTCTCTAATGTTTTCTCAGCAACCTTTTGATTTTTAGTTGACAAATCATTGAGTTTCTTTTGCTCAGCTGATACTCCAAATACAGCCTCTTTGATATCATCCCAATAGGCAACAACTAATCCTAAGGCAACAACCAATGCACCAATACCTGTAGATATTAATCCTGTTTTTATACCATTCAATGCTGTCTTAGCAGCTGCACCCATCTTAGTAAATGACCCACCACCGGCAGCGGCTGCAGCATTTTGAGCTTTGATTGCTGTTGTTGCTGTGTTTTGTGCAGATGTAAACAATCCTAACTTAGATATTGTTGCCGCAAATCCTGCCCTTATCTCAGTCAATGTATCACCTAATCCTCCCAAAGTTTTTAATGCATCACCTAATCCTGCAAGAGCCTGCAATCTTCTCATGCCCTCAAGTACATTCTCATTCTCAACACCCAACAACTGCATGGATGCCTCAACACCTTGGAATGCAGCAACACCAATCTGTCCTGCCTTAGCTGTTGCACCAGCAAAATTTTCCATTGCACTACCTGCAGTGGCCTTAACAACTGCCTGAGTATCTGAAATTTGGTCTTTTAACTCTCCTGCTCTTTGAGTCATCTCTTGAAAACGTGGATCAGATGTCTCCATGTTCATTAACTCACGAGTCAAATCTTTTAATTCCTTTTTAAGGTTACGTGTTGCACCCTCATAATTACCAACATTTCGTTGATGTTGGCCCACTGTTGCATCAACTTTTTTTAATTGAGCATCTAATCTGGTCACTGTATCAAGTAATTCCTTACCCTCCGCGGTGTTTTCCTGGTTAGTTACAGCCAAATCCTTGTAGGCTTTACGTGCTTTGTTAAGTTCAGCACTCAGTTTACTGTATGCACTTGCCTCATTGGCTGCTAACTTAGCCGCTTTCTCCTGTTCCTTTGCCAATCTTGCAGTCTCTTGAGCTTGCATCTTTTGGAGCTTGACAATTTCCTGCTCAGCCTTAATCTTTTGTTGGTCTGCCTGAGCTTTCAACTTCTCAATCTGTACAGCCTGTTGCATTAACTTATTTGCCTGTTCACTTGCTGCACTGAATTGTTTTAATTGGGCAGTTGATGCCTGTGTATTAGCTGCTAACTCAGTCTTTAATCCTTGAGCTGTTGCCTTGAGTTCAGCCTGTAACTCATTGAACACAGCCAATGTCTTAGATGCTGAATCCCTAACTCCTTTGAACAAATCCTCCTGTTCAAATAGATCACTGCTACTTATCTTTTTTGCCATTTTGAGCCTTTAAATAACGTTCATATTCCTTTTGTAAAGTAAAAAATTCCTTTACACTTATTTCCTTTGGCTTGATCCACTGACCTAACCACTTCGACATGTGGACCATCATTTGTTCAATGGTGACTCCACTGCCTGTTGTGTTAACCATACTCTTTAATCTCTCCTCCTCCATCTGTATCAAGGTTAATTTAAACTTATCACCTGTAATCACATACTCAAGTTCAATCAAAGCCTTTTGTTTTATCACTTTGAGAATCTTAGCATGTACCTTTGACAGTCCAAACTCCTTAATGTACTCATCATGCAGTCGCTCCCACACTTCAATATCCTTTTGTTCTGAGCCATTCTCAGCCCTTCTAACGAACTTTAACTCACCTGACAAACATTTATACCAATTGTGGATTGGTAACTCATCAATACTCAGATAATATCCTGCGTATCTCTTTGTCGTATCTTGTGAGGAGTTCCTCCTGGAGCTTAATCCTGCTCTCTTCAGTGAGCCCAATAATGCCCTCCCCGAATTTTGTAAATAAGTTATCATTGTCTTTAATTGGGTCTGCATCTATTTCAAAAAAATCTTTTCCCAACAAAAATACCATACTTCTGTAGAAATCACCACTATCAAACAAATTATATGGATCACCTTCCAACTTTCTCCCATCACTTAGCATCTCTGTTGCAGCTGAATAAGTAGTTCGACCATTATCTTTGTTCCTTAATGGATTGCCTGTCTCATCAACACCCTCATTGAGTAACTGATCCTGCTGAATGTACTCTACTATGATAGTGTTTTGCAAGGTTTTATCCAAAAATACTCTCTTCCATACCTCATCTGGCTTTAAAAAAGCTGCAATGTTATCCAGTAAGTTGATAGCCTCCTCCATTTCAGAATCAAAGGTATAAAAAAAGACTCGCACATTTTTGCACGAGTCTCTTTTTTGAGTTTATAGTTTGAACTATTATACTGTGAATGTCACAGATCCAGTGAATCCATCCTTAACAACTGATACTGTATAAGTATCACCAACTGTAAGTGACTTTAACAATGTGTAAGTTCCTGCAGGTAATTCAGATACAGCTGTTGGAGATCCTAATGATAACTGGTTGGTTACATCAAATATCTCCCAGTCAGACGTAGATGTCACACCTTGAAGTAAGATAGGGTTCAATGCTGTACCATAATCAAATGTAGCCTCTAATACAACTTGTGTAGCAGATGATGATGTCTCAACTAAGTTAACATCAATCAATCCAGTCAATGTGTTGAAGTCAAGGTTTGCCTCTGTTGCTGTGATCATGTACATAGTTGAATCATCAAACAAGCGATCAAAATCAAATGTTAACATGATTTTCTGTACAGTTGAATCTGTTGCAAACATGAATGTAGGGTTCCATGATTGGTTATCTACAGGAATAGGATATAAATATCCATTCACTTTTGAACCAATTAAGTTACCTGTTACATCAACAACGTACACTCCGAAGTTTACACAACGGCCTGCTTTCATTTTACCTAATAAGGTTGGAGTTGAATCCTCTCCCCACAACTCACCAGAGAATGATCTTTTACCCTCTCTAAGGAATGCCATACGTCCAGAGTTAGCCTCTTCAAATTGAGACTCTGCCTTTGGTAATTCTACATTCTCAAATGCCGGTAAAGGGAACCATCTCTTTGATGCATCTGGCTCATTTACTAAGCTGTTCCATGTTGGAAGTGGAGCAGATAAATCTATCCCGTTCAATGTTCCATCATTGGCATTCAATGGAACCATTATCAATTTACTTGTTACGCTCTGAATAGGAACGCACCCTGGTCTCCCTGTGTTGCCAAGACCAGCATTACAATTACATCCTGCCATTTTTTCTATTTTTTAGCATTTACAATTCTGTTTATATTTCGTCAATTTTATTCGTAGCTCAACACCACTTAAATTTGCATCCAATATGTTTTGAAAATAACCATTAGCCTGCTCAGTTCCAAATCGAGTGAAGTTAATAACCTCATATCCTTCCAGAGTTTTATATGATGGGCTGTTGTCAATCACCTCAATGAACTTACCAGCGAGCTTACTCATTGGCACAACAACATTATCAATGTGGTCCTTTGTGTAGTAATTCACGATGTCAGTCTCATCAAGGAAAAATATCCTCAAATCACTCTCCCATTCGTAAACACTTTCACGTCCAAACTTTTGATATCTCACATCATGCAACAACCATACTAATGGAGTCTTTTGTGTGAGGTCATTGCTGACTGCTGTCCATTCATTGTTGGCTGCTATCTTAGTGCCTGGCACAAAGTAAGGCTGTGGAAGTGTCAACACCCCTGTAGCATTACCTGCCTGAATCCACTCATCTGTCTCAATGGCTGTAATTAACAATTGACCATTAATAGGATCTGTGATATACTTTCCAACCCTCGCATAGGACGTATCACAAGTAATTGTCTTTTGCTGAATTGGATCATACAACCCAAGTATCTCATTATCTATCTGAGCAACTAAATCCTCAACTGCCTGTGATACATCCTGTGTCATAACCAATATGCTGTTAATTTAGGAACTCCTCTGAACTTTCTATAATCACCTATGCCAACATATGTAAGCTCTATTGTTGCATCATTATTCCCACCTGGTAAAGTGAACGTGTCACCTATTGTGTAGCCGGTTCCTGTTTGTGTTATGGTAACCTCATCAACTACTCCTGAGCCATCCTCTATGATGTCAACTTTCAACCCTGTGCCTGTGCCTCCTGTTAAACTTACATTTGTTTGATTGACATATCCAGTGCCCCCACTTGTCAAATTCAGTGTAACTGCCTGACCTAATGGGGGAGCTGTGGTATATCTTATGAAATCTCGAATTGAATTATAGGACCGTATTGCCTCATTATAACGAGTGTACATCATGCTGAATAAAGTATTAGCCACTGTACTGTTCTCATTATCTGGCTTAACTAATCCTATTGGCGTGATTTGATTACTCAAGTCTTTGACATATTCAAAATAAATAAATCCTTTCAACATCTCTTTAATCCCCTCTGAGTCCAATTGATTTACACCCTCATATATTCCATTGAAATAATAAAAGTTGTATCCCATGTCCTCCGATAATGGATTGAATAAGACTAAGAAATTAGGGCTTTGAGGTACATTGTTTAATAGGTCACTTTTAAACTCATTGTAAAAAGTAATTCCAAACAACTCCTTTAAATATCTTGGCTCATACCGGTTAATGTAATCCTGCAACTTAGCTTGATCATACATACCTGTAGATACTTGATATTTGCCCGTAAAATCTTGAATTGAAAGTATCATTTTATTTTATTTTACCATATCCTTTTTTTACCAAAATCTCTGCCTTTGAGCCCAACATCTTCCATATTTGACCTTTTGCAAGGCCAGGGAAGGTGCCATTGCTAATGAATGTGTACTCTTTGTTTGGATCTAAGCTCACAGCCTCAACAGTTTCAACCGCCTCAACTTGTGGTGCCTCAATCTTATTCTCAAGTTCTACATTAGCAATCTTCTTTTTGCGTGGTTTCTTTTCCATATTGGATTAAATTTTAGTCGTTGATTAAAGCTATATCAGTTGCGATATCTGATTGAACAAACGCATCAACATCATTACCTTTGATGTAAGCTACTAAACGAGCCTCACATAAGATAGTAACCATGTTACGAGTGAAATCATCATTCTCATATCCTACTGACATATTCATGTCCTCTCTGAACTTGATGTTGAATTTAGTGAAGTCACCAACAACCAAAGTACCTGCAGTGATGTTGTTTGAAGATACAACAGTCAAACCAGCCAACATCATGTTAGCATCCCAAAACGCTGGATAAGTGTACTCTCCAGATGATGTTTTAGTCAACTCAATTTTAGCCACATCCTCTGGGTTCAATACTACGTGAGTAGGCTCAAAGTTAGCCGCTTGAATCTGAGCTTTTGCAATTCTAATTAAGTCAGAAATGTTTGCTCCTGGGATAGTACCTGCAAATGTACCTGCAGAAAATGCCGGTGCAACAGCCAACAAACCATTTAAGTCAACACCACCAGCTCCATTTATTAATGAGTTATCAATAGTTTGCTCGATAGCTTCCATCAATTCAGTGTTGATTTCAGATCTAACGAATGATAAGTCAGCCAACATCTCTTTTGAAACTTTGATGTAAGCAGCAACTTTTTTCACTTCCTCAGAAACCTCCTCATATTTAACCTCTCCATTGAATTTAGCACCAGCCTCATTTACCCACAAAGTTCCCTCACCTGTTGGTTTAACTTGTTTTGTTTGTTGGATGTAAGTAACGAATTTTGAAGTAGTTGTTCCTACGTTAGATATCTCACGAATTCTACGAATAGGACGAGCAATTCTGTTTACTCCTGGCTCTAATACACTCAAGGCAACATTACCAGTGTAATCTCCATCAATTGTAGTGTCAGTCTTAACATCTAATGTAATTCTGTTACCTTTCTCAATTGAGTCAGTGATAGCCTTAACATTGTCAGAATAAGTTTTTACTAATGCCTCTTTTAAAGTCTTAGCTCCTTTTGCTTTTGGTGCATCAACTGCCTTCTCAGACATAGCCTCAATGCGACCTTCCATTTTAGCAATAGCTTTTTCCATTTCAGAGTTCTTAACTTCGATAGATTTGAAGTTGTCAAGCTCGCTTTTTAATTGAGCAACCTCATCCTTAGTTGGGATAGTTGCAAATTTTTCAGAGAACAAACCGTTGATTTTTTCAACAACTTGCTCAGGTGTTAAATTGTTTTCCATTTTGTTTTTAAATTAAAAAATTAAAGTTTACTAATTACCTCACTCCAATCAAATCCTTTTTGCTCCGGCTCATACAATTCAACAGAATGCTGTTGCGGTTCTGTTTGTGCGAGTAAAGTCAATTGACTTGACAGGAAGTTGGCTTTCATTTCGAGTTCAAACAAACGCTCATCTGACCCCTTACCATTTGCCAGGGCTTTGATTACTGTTTGTAAATCATCTGAAATCTTATCTATGTATGTTTTTTTAGTTTCGCTTTTCATGATGTCAACTACATTGGTCAACTCATTTGCTCCAAAGGTAACAGCAGAACCCTCCCAAAGTTTAACCTCTTGAAGTAGTGTAAACCCACCCAATGGATTAGAACTGTCCTTTACAAATTTAGTCTTATCAGATACCCTTTGGAATCCAACTGAATGCTCCTTTATGATACCCTCTTGATAGTCTCTCCATGCATCCTCTCCCATTGTTGAGGTGCCTAATCTACCAACAGCAAAGAGTCCATTGTCATCCTCTTGTAACTTACTGAATACTCCGATCTGTTTCTCCCAGTCATGATGTCTTAGGAATGCAATCTTACGATTTGATGCAGCTTGTGGTCCTCTCTCTTGGATGGATTTTTTAAACGCACCCTTTTGGATCACATCATTATCAGAGTCTACATTACCAAACTTTGCCAAATAAACAGCAACCTCCCTTTTGGAAGAGTCCATGTCTTTAATTTCAAAGCCGCTTTTTATCTCATATTTACTCATACTCTTTGTGTTATCGGTCCATGCTGTTGAACATATTGCAAACCTCTGGTCACTGTCATACTCACTGTTCATGCTCTCATCACTCATGCAACGTCCAATGAACTGCTCCTCATTCTCTTCTCCTGTTGGTTTAGGTATTGGCATTTTGTATTGGATTAGTTATCATTGAATTTGCTGTCACAGGATCATATCCATAGTAGTTAACCAATGTATTTACAGCTGTTTGTCTATCCATCTGGCCACTACTTACAGCGGCATTGAGTCCTATTATACCATCCAACCCTTCGACTGTTCCCTTGAGATTAGTCTGAGCCTGTGCCAATGCAGCTGCCTGTGCCTCTGTCCTATCTTGTTTCTGTAACTCAATATCGAACTCCTCTGCATATTGCTGTTGAGTAATCACTCCATCTCTAAGCATAACTGACCATGTATCAACCTTTGTCTTTTCTGCCTGAGCTTTTACTTGCTCATCATCTTGAAGTATTGGCAGATGTTGAAAGTTAGCCTGTAGATAATACTCACCTTGCAATCCCCATTGAGCTATCATTGAATCATACATCTGTTGAGTCTCTGGAATGATTGTATCAGTGTAAGCCATACGGATTGAATCCCTCACATTGCTGAATGTCGCACCCTTTTCACTTGAGAATAGGTTGTAATTCAATCCAAATGCATCAATGATAGCCAACTTATCCTCTGTTAACTCCTCAAATAACATGAGATCTCTTGTTGGATAACTCATCGGTTGCCAGTTCACATTGGACTCAGTGATTATTAACTCATCTTTTTGACGTCTATACCAGTCTTTTTGTATCTTTTGTCTCTCCTCTGGTGTCATTGGAATAGCTCCTCCCATGTCATTACTCTGAGCAGATAAGATACCAATAGCCCCTAAGTTCTCAAGTAATACATTACGCTTGTTATAACTGGCCATGATGTTTGACAGTGGTAATCTGAGTGAGTCAATGCGAGATATTGGTCTGACTATGTTCATACCATCTGCAGTTGTCAAATAGATTGAATCCTCTAATTGAATTGTCTCTTTGGAACCATCATCATAAGTGAATACAAACGAATCAATGAGGTCATTGATCTCCATTTGCTTTAATTTCTTACCACTTAGATTGATTTTTATCTTATTGTTTGGTAGTGTTATAATCAAATTACGCTGTCCAAAGGACCTCACAGGGCAGTAAGCAACAACATTAGAGTATAAAGCATCCTGTACACTCATTGAATAGACTACATCTGACCATGATTGAACTCCATTAGGCTTAGTGATTAGGTCATTTATCCAGTGATCAGTGACTAAGTTACCCTCTTTATCAAATAATGTTGGCACATTAGAGCTCATCATAGTGGCTCTCTTGTTAATAACTGACCTTAACTCTGGTATATCAATGAATAACCTCCATGCATCCCCAGTATCAAGCCATACAGCCTCTTTTTTACCCCATATCTGCACTGCAGGGGGGAATATTTGACGCGTTAAGTTTCTATAACGGTCTGTATTAGCGTAATTATCAACGAACGCACTAAGAAAATTGAATGCCATTCAATATTGTTTTGGCAAATGTAATCATTATTTTAATACAAAAAAGGGGGTTTAAATTATGCCAGCTGTCTAAACATGGATTGAGCGAAGATTGATAAACCAGCAAGGCAATCCGGTGCATCATCATTCTTATTCTTACCTTCCTTACTGAAATGGAGTACATTCTGGATAAACAACTCACATTCAGGAGTGCCATTGTTAACAAATGTAATCCTTTGCTGTATCCATACTGACTGCATGATGATGCGTGTTATCTTATTCACTGAGTTATGCACCGGCAATATCCTGCTTTTGGTTATCTTTTGCAATCCCCTTGCAAACATAGCTCCCATACTGTTGGACTCCACCCTGCAATAGGTTACGTTCCACTTGGCACACTTCTCTGCTATCAATGGCATGGTGATGTCAGTGTTTGACTTGTTGAATACATAATCAACCAGATAGAACTCATTGCCTGCCACTGCCAGTATTGCGAATGCAGTGAAGTCTGCCCCGGCATCTGCCACATCACAGTAAGCAATGCACCCTTGGACCTTATCTTTGATGCTGTTGAACTCAGTTAGTGGAATAGTTTTGAGGTCATTGAACAACCTACCTTGAATATCAACAGGTGATTGCATGTACTCTGCCTCCCAAATGGATGGCTCAGTTCGTTTTTTCTTATCCAGGTACTCATCTGTGGTCATCACTGACTCACAAAAAGAGCGGCCATCTATCAATGCAGGGATAACAATGGACTTATCATACATCCCGTCATTCATTTGCCTGCCTATCACATCATTCAAACTCCATCGAGTTCCAATGTCAATCCTCTTGCATCCACTCTCAAAGCGGCTGTCATGTGTTGCCTCCTTCCATTGGATGATGCGTTCATTCTGAGTATCTGACAAGGCCTGTTCTAATCCTGTGTAAAGGTCATCTGTGACCGCAATGTTATCTGCTCCAAATCCAATGATAGTACCTCCCACCCCTGCACCAAAGTAACTCACTTGCTTAGCTGAGTTAGTATTCCATCCTTGAAGGTTTGCCTTATCCTCACTCAGTTGAACGTTAGGGAATACCTGTTTGAACTTATCACTCTTCACTATGTTCCTGACATCATAAGAGAACTTGAGGTAAAGTGTTGCCGTGCATGCGTTTCTCATCACTGACCTTGCCGGGTTTCTGCCAATGGTCCATGCACAAAACAATGAACTGACATAGGACTTCCCTGCCCTTGGTGGCATGGATACACTTAAAGACTTAATCTTATTATCCTCTATCTCTTGGAATGCCTCTGCGACACTGTGTAGAAATAACCTACTTTCAAAGAATGGTTGGTCATAGTAGAGACAAAACTCCCAAAACTCCCTACGACAAAGTTCGAGGCGTAGTATCTGTAGTATGGCGTTTTGCTTATCATTCACCTTTGAGGAGTTGTCTGATATCATCGGAGCTTAATCCAGTGAGATCCACATTGGTTTGGGTTTGTTCTATCTGTTGTGTTGGAGCTCCATAGGCACTATCTAAGACAGCCTTATAAGCATTGGTATCCTTTTGTTCAATAGCCTTATCAATCTGAGCTTGATGCATCTTTAACTCTTGGTCATTAACATCAAGTAACTCTCTCAAAATAGTACTTCTGTTGCGTGCTCCTTTGGGCTTTCCTCCAGGGTTGCCACTTTGACCTGGTTGCCATGCTGGTTTTAGGTTGTCTTCCCTTCTTGCCATAATCGGTGAAATTTCGGTGTATTTGCTCTGTAAAGATAATAAACAAATCAAAACATGTTTGCCATGAGGTAATAAAGCCCTATCAATGCCAATGCAACTATCACTCTCATAAGACTTTCAGTTGCTTTTTTAGGATCATATATCCACTTTTGAATAGTATCACAGCTCTTCCATGGCATGAAGTAAAGAACAAACTTATCTGCAAAGTAAAGTATTGCAAAGATTGGTAGTATCATAAGCCCTAATACTACCTTGATTTTATGCCTCATTGTGTATATTTTTTACTTGATTGTATAATCTAAACTCTTGTTTCATTCCATTATCCCAAACTACATTGATAACAGTGTCAGTGTGGTCCACAATGGTGCCCAGTGGCTCATCATTGATGTAGGCTGTTTTGGTCTCAAAGTTGAATGAGTAAACATTCTTAGTCTCTTTTGAGTTCATAGTAATTGTTTATTTCGTTCTTTAGTACTCTTATTCTTTTAGCATAGTTCAATGCATCAATAGGATTACAAATATAATCAAATCCAATATCTGTTATCACATCCACCAATTTGAGGGCTGTATCCTGGTCCTTGGCTATCTTAATTATCTCAGATGTATGAATCATTTATTATCTTATTTCTAACTAAAAAGTTATGTTTCATTGAGTTACTCATTGACCTTTTGAACATTCTATATTCGTACACTTTCCCATCCTTTGTCTCATGTGTTACCTTGAATAGGTTGATGTTGTCACAGAACCAACGTATCTCATATCTATTGAGCTCTTGACATCTCAGATACCTATCTTTGAAGAGTATAGAATACAGCCGCCCAAATGTTTCATTACTTACAGTAACAGCAAATGGTTTCTGTTTTCTATGCAGGTCAATGATTAACACTTGGCTAAGGTAAGGAAAGTTATCAACATGACAAAGGGGAGTTGTGTGCTCCCCCTCATCTGTTACCATGTGACAACGCTCTCAGGTACGAGTGACATGGGGTTTACCAGAGCAGTAGTCAGGACAAGGACTCGAACCTGTAACGGAAACTATCGCAACCGCTTTTCCAATTAAGCTACCTGACTATGAACCCCCTTGCTGTGTGTTCATAAATTCCTAGGTTTCTGATTTGAACAAGGGGGGTGGTTTTGCCGAACCTCAGTTATTAATCTTATCAAGTATGGATTGAGGGGTGTAATACTGCCCTTCAATGTCAATCATTATCTGTACTAAGTAATTCATTTCTTTATCAAATATTTAAACGCACTATCATAGAATGGAGTCCTCACTTCTTTACTATTCATGAACCTGTATAATACAGCAGGATTAACTCCCATATCCTCTGCCATGTGAATTATCTTATACCTGTTTGACAGTTGGTCTTTGAGTTCCTTTCTGAGCCACTCAGTGAATGACTCATCAAGGTTTAAGTAGACTGTCTTAGAACGGTAAGTCATCTGGCTCATCTGCTGGTTGTACACTTGTAGATGCCGGATCAACAAACTCCTTATCATGTGTAACTTTCCACACGTCCAAAGTGTTGTAATAACGTCCATTGAACTCACGTCCTCTTAGGTTGAATGATACCTCAACAACTTGAGACTTCCTTAATGGAGCAACAGCATCCATCTTATCATTGACTGCCTGGAATAAGATATCCTGTGGATACTTTGGATCCAGTGTTGTGATTACAAACTCTCTCACTGAGAATCTATCTGAGATGACTTTCACCTCATTGATGAGCTTAACAGCTCCTTTGATTGTTAAATCTGACATTGTTTATATTTTGTTTGTGTTTGTTAATAACTTTATTTAAATTCTATTGGCTCAATGGTTCTATCAATTATATAATCTGCAACCATGCAAGCATAATCAACAGCAACCTCATGATCTGATAATCTGGCCTGTGATTGAGAATCATAAGAGAATCTGATGTCTCTAAGTCTCTCACTGTTTGTGAGTAGTGCAGCCACTAATTGTGTGACTATTTGTGTTTTATCCATTGTATTATATTTTAGTTTGTTCAATAAATGTTCTATCTGTCACTGCCTTGGCATATAGGTGAGCCATTGCAGCCACTGTTGCATGATTTTCCAAGTACTCCTCTTCCAATCTTTGAGCTCCATTTGATAGCAGGCCGTTCAATGCCATCAATACGGCCTGCTGGTAAAATTCCTTTTTTTCCATGATTATTTATTATTTAGTTCATTAATATACTTACTATAGTACTCATTACAGTAAATGAGTTTCTCTCTTATTAAGTCCTCAATCTCCTCATCACGTTCATATCTTAGGACAGTTACCCTGTGATGCATTGGAATGTGATCTACTCGATGGATAGATAGGTTATCCCACTCAGTGAGTAACTCATCTGGAGTTGTGTACATGGTGTAAGCCAACTCAAATGCTGGCCTATCATAAAGCCACATATAAGCTCTTCCCTGCCACTCATAATCAGAGTTATCTCCCTCTGACTGTGTTGCCGGGAAGGTATCCAATGACCATGATGATTTGATGTCAATGATGAGGTCATCTGTTATGATGTCACAACAGCCGCTCATGTACTCATTTTCAACTCTGATTGTGTTCTTAGTGTAGTTTGTGAATCTCACATTATTGAGCAGGTTAATTCCTTCCTGCTCCCACTCAGTGCCTTTAATCATTGGCTTAGTCTTTATCTCTGTAGTATATCCGTAAAAGTCCTGTTTAGCAATCTTACGAATCTCAGACTTTGCAGTCTCAGACAATGGCTCAGACTTACTCCTTGAGTTGGTCATGAGCTTACCTAATTGTGATGGTCTCCATTTCATAGTTGTGCCTCCTGTTCTTTAGTTAGGTTGAACTTAGACTTGAGCTGCTCAACAGTGTACTCACCGGCTGCAATCTTAGTCAATGCACCTGCAAATCTATCTGCAGATAATGTTTCTTTAACAGGTTGTTTAACTGCCTGCTCTGCCATGTGTGCATCATCATCAACTGACTGTAAGCTCATACTACTTTGCAGGGTGTATCTACGAAAATAAGTTATGGCCGATCCCATCTGCTGGGGTGTTAAGTTAGTTGGTAACTCCATGCATGACTCTATCATGGTGCCTGAGTCAATGTCAATGATTTGAGTGCAGACATTATTGCCCTGGATAGGTTGTAATAATAGCAGACCATTCTCTAATAAGATTGGCTCAACAGCATCTATCAACGCATTGATGTCAGCATAGGCCTTCTTAAAGTGTGGATTTGTTGCATTCTTAGTTACCTTCCCAATGGCCAACTTTGCCCTGTGTAACTTTTGATGTAGAGTTAGGACTCCCCCTAACTCATTCAGCTCTTTGATTTTCTCAGTGGCTGTTTTGATTTCTTTTGTCATAAAGTGGTTATTATTATTTTCTACAAAGATAAGTGATTTTTGCATATATACAAATTAAAGTTATTAACATACGATTGTTAATTCCTCTCCAGTGAGTGCAAAGTACAGGTTTTGAAGTTGGTGAACATGCTCAATATTCTTATACCAGTCGCCATACTCATTCATGTAGAAATGACAATACACATTATCTATTGTATCAATATCAAATATATCCTTTTGATATAGCTCTTCATAATTATTGTATTTAAAACCTAATTTCAACAACCAATTTGTGTTTAATGGTATTGGCTCAAAGCTGGATAACAATCTCCATGCATTAGAGGAGTGAATGTAATCTGTTTCAATACCCTCAACAAGCCATGATATATTGTGCCCTATTCCTTTGACATAATTACCAACTCTCAATTCATTTGCCTTCATATCTAATCTGTTTCATTATTAATACCCTTGACCGGGTGTTTATATTTCTTTTTTTTGTGCTTTAAATTCACAATGATGCGGGGAAATTTTAGCTTGATTCTCATAGTAGTTCAATTTCGTGTTTGACTTCCTTCCAATAATCATTATTAATATAATCATCCATGGTTGCTTCAATTATCTGATCCACTGCAATCAATGCTATTTGCTTAGCAGTATCATAATAAACAATTTCATTTGGTGGGATGCATCCATTACGATCAAATGGATTCTTAAACTTTTTAAAAAGTTCTAATGCTGTATCTTTTGGATTCATATACTCTGAATAAATTTATCATACCATACCACAAACTCATCAAATGTTCTTACAATAATATACACACCGCCTGCCCTTTCAATGGATGCTTGATATTCTTTTTGTACATCTGATTGACGGTCTTTTCCGTATTTTATCTCAATTTTCACTGAACGCCCTCTAATTGTGCAAGATATATCTGCAGTTCCTTTGGTTGACTGTCCGGGTGTCCATTTGCCCGGCAACTGTTTTGTGTGTGCCATGATGCCAGAACCAACCTGTATCTTTGCTCCTTCCCTGTACTGACCCTGTGAAGAGATACGTTCAGCTTGACCGCCATTGAACTGTATCCATGCAATGACACATTTTGTCAAGGCATTGGCAGAGTTATCATTCCATTCTGTTTTAGGGATATAAGCCTCTGGCATGTTTGGGTATTTCAGTTTCAAGCTCTCCATCATGAGTGCATTGAGTTTGTCTTTGTTAAATCGTTTCATATTAAAAAGGTGTTTCATTTATAGGTGTTACATTATCCCAAACATCTGCAGGTTTGGTTGGCTTAGTATCTGACTCAATCATAAACCATCGAGATCCATTGGTATTACCTTCACTGTATTTTTTACCATAGAACTCACAGTATCTTTTAATCCATTGAGTAAATCTCTTTTGTTTGAGCCACTGTTTATAGTCTTTATTATCATCAATAAACCTATCAAATACATAATTCTTACTCAATTGATATCCTTCATTGATGCAATCAGTTTCTTTAATCCATTCAAGAAAATCTAATGAAGTATCATTTATTAGTTTTCTATTTTCTAAATTATTGTGATTAAATTCTACAAGTCCATTCTCAAGATAATATTGTAAACAGTTTATCATGAAATGGTCAAATCGAGCCCATTCCTCTGTATCCCAATCATCAAATAACATGTGATCAAAGTAATCTAATGGTGAGTTATTAGCATTAAAATAAGAGCTCATTTCTACCTCAAATTTTCTACGTTCAAATGATCCACCAACTCCCTGAATAGTGTAATTAGTTGTGATTATAATCTTAGGTGATTTTTGTACCGGTAACTTAATGGCATCTTGACCTTTGTACTCCAATGTAATACCCTCTGTTATCAATGAGAATAGATTTTCAAAGTTAAAGTTCTTTTTAACGTCATCAAATACCAACAATTGAGTGTCAACTGGAACTGATTGATAAGGGAATGACTTACTAAATTCAAATGTTTTACCATCTATTGATGATACTTTTTTAATATGACTCAATGCATTCCAAAATAATGACTTTCCAGAACCTCCATTTGGATTATCTGAGATAGTCTCATCATTGAAAATTATAGCTTTATTATTTGCAGATGTCTTAAATGAGTGCATTAAATAACCAATTACTGACTTTA